TCTTTTAGGTTGATTTTCTTTTCCATTTTTCAATTATATTTTCGATTGATTGTTTTACCTCATTTTCTGAGTCTACTGGTATTAACTTATGAAGGATTTTTGTCTGCGTTCCTTCCTCGAATTTAGTTTTACGGCCTGCGCCTCGTTCATTTCTCATTATTGTTTTGGTCTAATTTTAAATAATCTTTATAAGTTAAATCGTAAATACCAGCGTTATCATAAATTCCACTTTTCCATTTAAACATTAAGTCATTTAATCTAATATTCATAAATGGAGCTCCATCAATTAAACTTACAACAAACTCTTCTCTATTTTCTTTAGTTCTACAACAGGCTTCTTGAAGTCTATGACAATATTTACATAATAAAACTAAATTACTTACATCGTCGTTATTACTTTCCCAATGGTCGTGTATATGACATCTTTGTAAATATTCTTGTTTTATTCCACAACCCCAACATAAATCTGTATCGTTCCACTCTAAACCTAAAACTCGCCACCAATGATCAAAAATATTATTTACACTTGGCATTTTTCTTTTTTGTCCCATAATATTACTTATGTCTAAATGGTAGCTCCTCAACGCGCCACACTCTTTTAAATACTGTTGGCCCTTGATAAAATACGAGCATCGCGTCGGTTATTGTGTTGGCCTGTATATCGATATCAAAATCAAAACACTCATCGTATTGCTCGGTGTAATAATATACTCTATAAGTTCTCATACATTCGGGCCAATCTAAGGCCAATATTAAAGTTAATAATCATACGTTGCGTGTCCCAAGAGCCGTCCCATTTTGTTACAAGGCGATTGTCTTGCAATTTTTTTGCGTGTCGTGTGTAGCGTCGGTCGCTTTCTTTGTACGCCTCTAATATTTTGATGGCGCGTTCGTGTTTACGGATTGATTTGTTGATGTTTTCCATTATGCTCTAAAGATTAGTTGACCGATAAAGTAGGCGGCCATAATTAAACAAAAAATGTACTGCGGTTTGCGATGTTGTAAAAAGTATTTCATAGTGTTAATTGTTAAGATAAATTTTCTTTTATTTCTACCGGAGAATAACCTTTTTCAATTAGCATAATTACTTTTTTTAAATTTTTAGTATTTATAACTAAATTTAATAATTCGAAATTAAAAGCATAATGATTTCCAAATAAATTGATTAATTCTGATTTGTTTAATGTAGTTGTCATAGTGTTTGTGTTTTTATTTGTTGTTATCTGAGTACAAATCTATAACAATAAATTAATTAAACAACAAAAAATTAAACAAAGTTTGTTTTTAGTGCTTGTTTATATCAATTCTAAATAAAGCGGGAGATAAAAATGCGGCGGTAAATGTAGAGAATCACCGCAATAATAATGATCAACCAAAGCCACCAATAAGATTGCGTGCGCTCAACGTGTTTCTCGCTTGCTTTGGTGGTTTGTGTGGCAGTCTTTTGAGTTTTGCGTGTATTGTGTACGCTTTGAGATTTGGATGCCTTAAATCGGCTTATTTGCGTTCGTTTCTTTATGCGTCCGTTTACGATTGTGGTCTTTTTGCCTTTTGAATCAATTATAACCAGTGGTTTAATCGTATCGATTGGCGTGATTTCAAACTCATCGATGCAAATCTCCCCTTCGGATATCTCTTTTGTATATACTTTTGTGGAATCGGTTACGGTTATTTCGCTTTTTGTGGTCGTTTCGGTTGTGCTTTTGTTCACTTTACGCGCCCCGCAGCCAACCAATAACAATATAATAAGGATATATTTGATTTTATTTTCCATTATAAGTACGTTATCTGATTTTATTTTCTACAATTCGCAAGTTGTTGACCTCATAATCGCCATTTTTCTCAACTCTAATATGGGCCATTCCGTTATTCCAAGAGTTGAAAGGCATATATTCCGGGCTTAAGCCACAAAGTGAGCCGACTGACCACGTTGTGGTAACCTCTCCGCTAAGGTTAACCTCAGTATGTTCGCTCGTTCTATGGTGGTGACCAATTATGCAGCTCTCTTTTGCTTTCATATACAACCCGCGAGCAGGGTTTACTGGAGGCGCAAAGCCACTAAAAAATTCGTGTCCGTGTAAAAGCGGTAATTTGCCCGCCTTTGCGATTTGTTTTGACTTAACCTCCTGCACGCCGTACTCGCCAAAGCGTAAAATCGTGGCAAGCTCAAAGTCAGGAATACCCAACAACTCGGGAGCCTGTAATTTTAGGAAGTTTTGCCAACGATCCTCGTGGTTGCCAATCTTATAATATATCGGGCATTGGAAGTGATCCTGCAAGTTCTTTAAAAAGTTACGTGTCATCTCAAGCTCATCGGCCATATTACGCAAGCGTCGGTCTTTAATAAAACGCGATAGCATATACATGTCAATAGTGTCCCCATTGAGGTACACGCAATCGACCTTCTCGACTTTTCCGTAGTCAATCGCCAATCGGAGCGCGTCGTTGTTTTGGTAGGGGAAGTGGATGTCCGTTAAAAACAAAATGTTTTTGTTGGGAACGATGACCTCTTTTTGTTTGTCGTAGTCGCTTTCGGGTAATTCAAATGCTTTGGTTTTCATAAAGTCTTTTTTTTCTTTGTCCGTTCGTTCGCCGACCGCTTCTTTTTGTTGACGTTCGCTGCGCTCGTTTCGGTGTGTTCTTACAACACCGCGAGCGTTGTTTACGCTTGAGAAGTCAATCGGGTAATCCTGGTGCAAAAGCCTTGATATTGCCATCGTTGATGACTTAGGAAACTTTGCTATATACTCGCGAGCGATTTCGCCCTTGTATGTAATTTTATTCTCCAAAATAAATGTCCGCCTCGGCCTTGCGTCGAATAGTTAATCCTTTTAAAACTTGCCCGCCTGCCTTATTCCATTTTAGGAACTCGGCCCGAATCGATGGATCGTTGTGGTTGAAGTTGACTTTACGCAATAGAGTAGATTTTTGAAAGTTTGCGGGGCCTATGTTGTACGTTAGTGAAACGAGAGCGTTGAATTGATTTTGATCCACTGGTGTAGTTACTAATTTACTCACTTTATCGGCGAACTTGTCGGCGATTGCTTTAAACATCTCAAAGGCTTCGAGTTCCGTGATTGGTTTGTCTAGTAAAGTCACGCGACGCCCATTTAAGTAGTAAGTGGAGCCGTAACCTATCGTCGGCACTTTCGCTGAGCAAAGGTAAGGCTTTGCGCTAAATCCCTCAAACATACAAATTAGTCGATATCCTTGTGTATTTAGTTTCATTTGCTGAACGCTTTAAATAATAGGGTTACTAAGGCTGCCGTAAATGCAACGGCTATAACTTTGGCTTGCTTAACGTAGACCTTAAGCTCGGCGTCGTTCTCCTCCAAATCAATCACTCGGTTATCGATGTCGGAGATTTTCCAAACAAGGCCACGAAAGCCGTTGAGGTCGTTACCCAATAGAGCTTGTTTTATTTCTTTAATGTCTGCCGAGCGAATCTCGCTATCTTGTTTTAATAATTTAAGGTGCTGCTCTATTCGGTCGAGGCGTTCGCTTTCAATGCTCATGAGTTTAATTTGTTTGGCTGCGAAAGGTACAATTTAATCCCTCCCAAAGTAATAACTATTATTTTTAATATTGTCCCGCAGTAAACTGGGAGGCCAACTTGCTCGATTAACTCAACCAACAAATCAGTCGTTTGGTCTAAGATACCCAAAACGATTAAAATAATCGGCAGGAGGTGCTCTTTAATCGTCTGCATTTTCTTTGAGTTTTGTCTCTAATTTCTCCAATATTTGCGACAAAGCCACAACGTCGGCCATTTGATAAACTCCCGCTTTTACTGCAATTTCGATTGCTTGTTTAAGTACTTGTAATTCCTCCATTTTTAGTATGTTATTATAGTTATGTTTTTGTCTTTTGCTACGCATTGCTCTACCCACGTGTTATCCTCGCCCCACGCTGCAAACTCGTCATCGCTTAGGGTGTAGTTCCAAGCGGTACAAACTGTACCGTCCTCAGTTAATAGTTCGTTGTAAGTTGTGCAAGTGGTTGCAGTGGTTGGAAAGTTAAGGATTAGAACCTTAAGTGTTGTTGCCTCTCCTGTGAAAGGGAAATTAATCGGTTGAATTTGTGCCATAATTATTATAATAATACTATTGTTCGTGTTACTCCTGCTACTCGTATTTTTAAATCAGTTCCATCAAACCAAATATCTCCGTTTGTTGGTGTTGTTGGTGCAGTTCCGCTTGGTATTCTAAGCGAAGCCTTAGCCGTTGTTGACGCACCTAATATAGTGATTCCATTTGCAACTTCAATCGCTCTAAAATCAGCAGCAGCAGTTAGAGTAGGATTAATATATAAACCTCTTGTTATTCCATTTGCGCCACCTGTTTGGTTGATTGTTGTAGAAAATTCATAACCATTATTAACTCCTGTGCCTGATGTTGGTATAAATTGTCCTGCTGAAAGAAAATATCTATTTATTCCTGAAGTTATATTTGAATTTGCAGTATTATTAATACCTCCAAAATTTGTTCCAATATTTCCTGAGCCAAAATAATTACCACTAACTACTAAAGATGAAGAAATAGTTGTTCCACCAACCTTATTTACTTTAAATCGCTCTACCCCATCAACGCTTAGTGTCATTAAATTAGCACTTGCCCCGCTTGCAGTGTTTGTTATATTTAACTTTATAGCAGTTGGATTTCCTGTTGTGTTCCACGTTTGAGCAATATCCAAAGCACTTGTCGCAGCAGTTCCTGTTAAAGCAGCGGGTGTTATTGTAGTTATACCACTCACCCTCGCCGTGCCGTTTACGTCTAAGCGATACCCTGCGTCGGTTGATGTACCAATCATAGTGTTGCCCGAAGTAGTATTTAAACAAACTTTACCTACACTATTTTCAATCGCTCTAAAATCAGCCGCAGCCGTTAAAGTAGGGTTGATATATAAACCTCTTGTTATACCGTTTGCTCCACCTGTTTGATTGATGGTAGGATTAACTTGTATTAAATTATAAACACCTGTTCCACTTGTTGGCGCAAAAGACCTTGCAACAGTTAATAAGCTTCTTATAGAACTTGTATTACCAACATCTCCTTGCCCATTTGTAATTACAACATCATTTCCTGTATCTGTCGGTAGTAAACTACTTCTTAAATTTAAAGATTCCCTTCCTGATGTTCCTGATGGAAATATACCTGCCGTTGTTGTTGTTGTTCCAATCCTTGCACCTAAAGTAAGATAAATTATACCACTCACCCTCGCCGTGCCGTTTACGTCTAATCCATAAGCAGGCGCATTCGTTCCAATCCCTAAACGATTATTCGTGTCATCCCAAAATAGTTGAGCATTGTCTTGCGCTATGGTTGTGCCATTTGAAAATAAAACGCTGCCGCTTGTGAGTGCAGGAAGTTGAAAAGGTGTAAACCCTAACCAGGTTGCAATTGTTTTATTAACCCAAAGCGTGCCATCAAATCCAAGTAAATGTCCGTTTATTGGCGTAGTTGTAATCAAATCTACATCATGAATCTCTTTTAGCTCAAAACCGTTTTGCACTTTTACCCAAATCTCGCCATTCCCTGCACTTATCTTTGTAACTATTCCAATGAAAACTAAGTGAGCAGGAGCATAGGGTTTATTAGTAAGGCCATAAATAAGCGCACCATTTACACCTAACCAAACAGGGTCTCCTGCCGTAGCCGATGCCGTGTTTAACCCTTGAAGTAAACCCTCAGTTATAACAAAGCCTGTTTGATTGCCTCCTGTGGTTGTAATGTCCGACTGCATTAGGCCCATCGTCTTGCTCGATGTTGGCTCACTTGCGTTGCTTGCACGTCCAACGAGAATATTTGTACCGTTGCTGCTTGTAACATATACCGCAGTCCCTTTTGTTATCGTTCCACTAAGGCCGTTATTTTTAACGATGTGTTTTACTTGCGATGTCCAATCAGCGAAATTCTCTTGCCAAGTTGCGTTGTAATCGGTTGCGTCTACTTTTGTCAAAATTTGCCCTGCCGTTCCACCCGCAGGAAGTCCATTTGCAGGTACGTCAGCCAAAGTGATGAAAGGATTAACTCCATTCTCGCCATCGTTAGTAAGGTCGCTTGTTTTTGTAACTGCTGCTGGTATTGTCGGTTTGTTTAAAATCTCAGCAACGCCGCTAACCGCGTTCCAATCAGAATTGACTTGCGCCGTTACATCGGCAGCCGTTATAAATGGATTAATGCCATCCTCGCCATCGTTAGTAAGGTCGCTCGTTGCAGTTGGGATTGTCGGCTTGTTTTTAATATAGTCGGGAGCTTGGTCGTCCGCTTGATCCTAATCCGATTGTACTTGCTCGCCAATTATACGATTGATATTTACAACGTAGTTATTCGGGTTGGCTATAATTTGCACCTCGTCGACTGCGACTTGCACGTTGATGTCAATCGTCTCAACTATAACCGCAGCGTTTACGACGATGTCGTTAATAGTATCTTGTACTATAATGTTTACATTGTCCGCCATGCTTATCGTGTAATATCGTCGGTTACTGTAAAGAGTCCACTTATCCAAGTGTCAACCTCGCCACTGGCTTGAGTGATTTGTATATCGTAACGATAGGAGCAGGCTTGAATATCAATGATCTGCTCATCGATACAAAACTCGCCGTTTACCGCGTCGAAAATAGTGATTGGCACCTCCAAAGCAACAACTCCCCCTGGCTCTTTTCTGAGTTGCATTTTAACATCGCCACCTGTTAAGTTAAGAGGGACTTCATTTACGTTTA